GTTCGCCGTTGGTCTCTAATCTGGATACTGTCTTTTGGGATAACACATTTTTTCATTTAGTTTGGAAAATTAGAAAAACAATTCCCCGTTATTATCGTTTGGCTCGATTAGTGACACGACGACGACATATGGCTAAGAATTTTAGAATAGAAGTAGAGAAGGTAGGGCAAGGATATTTGATAATGGTGTCTTCTGACGTCATTCCTACCAAACCACTTTTTTATCAGCGCATAGTTCCAGAACTAACAGAGGATAATTTGACTGTTGTGTACTATGAAGCGTTATCTACTTGGGAATATGACTATGGAATAGGTTGTCAGGATCATCCAGACGCCTTGACTAAGGCGGAGTTGCTTGTGGATATGCAATTGCATGATTTAGTGGGTCCGAATTGGGTTAAGGTCAATCCAGTTAAAGAGCGCAGTGTTCGAGAAAGGGAACAGAATTTACCAGAAATACATGATTGGTATCTCGAAGCGCTGAAGGATATAGATCTTTCCCGGTTTCGATCATATGATAGAAAATTCTTTGAAGATCACGTGTGGTTTCCACGAAAAGAGAACGTTCCTCCATTGAGTGCACTTGTGCTCTCAAGATATTCTCTATTTAACTACACGTCTAAAGATCACGAAGGAAAAATTGTGGTTGCTTCCACTTCTAACCTACGTCCATATAAGGTACCGAGTTTAATTAGAAAGTACGCAAAGCCGGTGCATGTGGGTGTAGATGATGTTTTTCTGCGCCGGTGTCTCGTCAATGGAGTGTCAATTCTCGCGAGTGTGATGGATGTAACTAGGTTCTTTGGTACAGTTAGCTTTACTTATAGCGCCTTAGACCTAGCTCGCACTCGATTTCCAGGGGATAGTTCATCAGGACTCCGTTGTGGGAGAGGGACATCGCAAATAGTAGAAGGAATTAAAGTGGTGGCTCGAGTTAACGGTAAGAAGCGTGAACAGGCACCTTATGCTTTTACGGTAGTTGCTAATTATGCTAATCAGATAATAAAAGGAATGCAGCCACTATACCCCGAGACACTGTGCAAAATATCATTTAAATATGAGATTGTTGATGCTATGTGGGCGTTCGGACAAGCTCGGCTAGATAAATATGCTAAATGCCGAGAGTTTTTTATACCACATTTTGCAGATTTTCTGATTTGCAATATGGTTTTTGGTTTTCGAATGCTGATTGAGCGAGGTAATACAATTTGCATAGGATTTAAGTGGTGGGGAGGAGGTGCTTTCCAGATAGCGACAGAAATGGGTTACGGACGACCAGGGATTCATTA